CGCTTGTTCTCGCGTGGGAACTTGTTCCCTTTAGTTTTGTAGTGGACTGGTGGATCAATGTTGGCGAAGTTCTCCAATCTTTGGATAATCCGCTTTACTTTGATAACCTCAAGTACATTACTGACTATAAAACGCTTTATCGTCGCGATTTGACCTCGTCCTCAGGAAAGGGCTTCTATGAAACGTTTTCAATCACTCGTTCGGCACCTCAGGTGTCAAACGGATTGGCTCGTCCTCATTGGAAGCTCGATCCTAGTACCGGTCATATTGCGAACGGTCTTGCGTTACTGCGAGCGATGACTAAGTGGAAATAATTCCACTCTGTCACCTTCATCAACTAACCGGTCTTTCGACCTAGGTCAGCTAATGGCACAAGCCTCTTCTGTCGTCCTCGCGGACGGCCAGGCCACTCCGGCCAACATCACTTTCGCTCCGGAAAGTGTCACCCCTGCGCTGTCGGTTCTCACCGACCGTAGTGCGACTTTCTCGGCCGCTTTCCGTCGGTTGAAGATCTCTTCGATCTTCGCCAGCGGTAAGTCCGAGATTAATCGCAGCAAGTTCACTGTCGATATGCCTGTTGTCCAAACGGTCAACGGCGTACAGACAGTTACGCATTCGCTTCGCGCCAACGTGGAATATATTATTCCGACGCAGGCTACCGATGCTCAGCGTAAGGACTTGCACGCCCTCGTGCGTAATGGTCTCGCCAACACCCTGGTTCAGGGTGCGATGCGTGACCTCGATCCGCTGTACTAATAGTACAGTTGATCGTCCTGTGACGGGGGTCCCCTTTTGGGGGAATCCCGTTTTAACAGTTAGTTTTCACTACGTTAAAGGATAGCACACATGCCTTCTCTTTCGAGAGACATGGCTCAAGTTTATAGGCTTGAGACGAAGGTGTTTATGACGGTCTGCGAATCTATCGATACGCCTAGGGCCCTCACCTGTTACATTTTAGCCAAAGCCGAAGCGTGGGACCAGTACCTTGATCTTCCTGATCCAAGGACTGAATCCCCCACCTTTGACGATGACTATCTTGTTTCACAGATGATGTCGAAAAATCCCCTTTTGCCAACATCCCATAATCGTAAGGCGAAAGCCCTCGAGAAGTGGTACGACGCTGAGGAGAAGTGCTGTGCGACGAACGAGCGGTTCAAGCTTTACGAGGAAGGGAAATTCTCTTTCTCGGTGAAGTATGAATCGTTTTATCGTCGCTTTCAGCAGTGTGTCTTTCGCATACTTGGTAACCTCAGCAGAGGTGACCTTGAATTTGCGGAAAGCAATTTTCGATTTGGCCCGGGTGCTACTGCAAGTGTGAGCGGCAGTGATGTGCTCCCGTCAAGAAAAATCACAGCCCACGAGTGGACTGTGACACCTAGGCTTCAACCTTATCTTTATAGTCTCTTCCCCCGTTTTGGGGGAGAAGCCGCTGTAAGGGGTTATGCCCTCCAAGCGTATGATAAGGTAACTTTCGTACCGAAAAACGCAAAAACCGACAGACCAATTTCGATCGGTCCCCATGCGAACATTTATGTTCAATTGGGGATCGCCGAGTTGCTCCGTCAGCGTATGCGTCGTATCGGTGTCGACCTCCGTAAGCAAAAGAGAGAAACCGATCTGCCGTTCGTCGTGCTCAGCGCGATAGTCTTGCGACTATCGATTTGAAATCGGCGAGCGACACAGTAAGTGACTTTCTCGTTCGGTCGGTTTTGCCGCCCGAATGGCTTGCTCTCCTTGACGTCGCACGCTGTGATTACAGTGTGGTTGACGGTAAGGAGGTTAAGTTAGAGAAATACTCTGCCATGGGTAATGGCTACACCTTTGAACTTGAGACCCTTCTCTTCACGGCGGCTTGTATAGCTGCCGGAAGTAAGGATTACAATGTCTTTGGTGATGACATTATCGTCGAGCAGAGTGTGGCACCTGACTTAATCGACTTTCTTCAATTCCTAGGTTTTGAAGTCAACGAAAGCAAAACGTGCTTGGCCGGCACGTTTTTTGAGAGTTGTGGCGTAGATGTTTGGCATGGTCGCGACGTACGACCCTTCTTCTTGAAGGGAACTACGAAAGCTACCCTGTGGCACTTTATCGCATTGCGAATAAATTGTCCATCTATGCTCACAAGCGTTATTCGTACGGTCGGGACAAACGGTTTTTTAAGGCCTGGTTGCTTTGCGCAAGCAAAGATGATCAGGTCTTTAAGACTGCTGTTCCTTTAGGTATGGATAACGGCCTCGTTCGAGATTTCGACGAGGCAGCCCCTGCACGAGCTAAGCATGGCATTGATGCCTACTTAGCCCGAACTTTGACCCACAAGGCGGTACAATCATCTCGCTCTTCCGAGCTTGGTGCATGTATTCTTGCGGTTCAAAAGGGCTCTCCCGAAGGTTCCCG